ATTTTTTCAAGCAGAAGACGGCATACGAGATACTATAACTCCTGATGCCATAATGCCTGAGACTATGGGAGGCAATTTTAATAAAAATGTTTTAGCTTTCTTTTTAAATTATGGCGCTGCTAAAAAAGGCTTTAAAGAAATTACCATGGCACTTGTTGATCCAAAACAAGCGCTACAAAGAGCTCAAGCACTTGGCTCATCAGTTAATAAATCACTTGTTGAAGGCTTAGGTTTAGAAGTTGCTTCTGGCGCTTTTGCCGATGTTACTGCCTTTAATCCTGAAGACGGAACAGCTGTTGATGCATTAGTTGCTCATTTTCCAAGTTTAGAAGATTCTGTAATTGGCTATTTAGCAACTGACGAAGATGACTCTGTTGCACAAATTAAATTAAAACAAGCATTAGAAGGTGCTGGAATTACCGTAGGTGTATCGTTTTTACTAAAAGGTTTATCAGCTTTTAAAGCTAATCACATTGATCCAAAAGTAAATACCTTTAAACTTAAAGAAGCTCAAAGAAAAGCTATTGCAAAAAAAGCAGAAGAACTAGGTATAATAGCTGACGATATTGTTGAAGCACGAAGAATTATGGACGATCCAGAATTTGTTGGACCTAAACCAAAACAAGAACCTACTGATGTAATTATTGACGAAGATGTGCTTGCACAACTTGTAAAAAAAGCTGATGACTTTGACAACATTGATTTGCCAATTAATCACAAAAACTTTACAAGCTCAAAAGAAGTACAAGTAGTAATTGATAAAGTAATAAAATCAGTAAAAGACAACGGTTATAATGCAAAATGGACTAGTGAATTAAGTAACGAGCAAACATTAAAACTTGCAAATATGCTTGATTTAGAAGGCGATGTTGTAGCTAAAGGCTTATCTTCAATTGATGATATAGCCGAACTACCCATACGCGTTGTAGCTACAAAAAAAGTTTTACAAGGTCTTGGTAAAGAAGCAGTGCGTTTATCAAAACTTTTATATAAAAATGAAGATGCAGTAGCTACAGCAGAGTTTGCTAAAGTACTTGCTCTTATTGTTAAAACAACTGACGAATTAAAAACAGCAATTAAATCAGCAGCAAGAACTACACAAGCTGGCAGAATTAAAACTGGTGCAGCTGTTATTGATGTAGACGCTATTGCTAATGCTGCACGTGTATTTGAAGGTGACATAAAATTATTTGCTCAAAAAATTGCATTAATGGACGATTTTGGAGAAATAGTTAAAGCAGCACAGCGAACTAACAAACAAAAAGCGTGGGACATAACAACAGAAATTTATATTAATGGATTATTATCTGGGCCATTTACTCAAGTTATTAATACTGGATCAACTTTTTTAGAAACAATTGTAAGACCGGCTGAATTAATTGTTGGCGGTGCAGCAACACTTAATAAAGAAGCTATACGCCAAGGTTTTTCTAGATACAGAGGCATGATAAAAGGTATTGACGACACAATTAGATCGGTAGCTAAAGCGTTTAAAAATGAAGATCTTGTTGGTGACAAAATGGGAAGAATTATTGAAAACAAAGCGCCTAGAGCACTTTCGTCAAAAAACTTAGGACTTGAAGGCAACGCTGGCGGCTGGATTGTAGATTTTATTGGTGGAGCTTTTAGACTGCCGTCAAGACTATTAATTACTTCAGATGAGCTTTTTAAACAAATTAATTATAGAGCTAAATTGCACGAATTAGCGGTAAGCAAAGGTTTAAAAAAAGGTTTAGAAGGCAAACAACTTGATAACTTTATTATACAATTTGAAAAAAAAGGTTTTGACAACAACGGAAAATTTATAAACAAAGAAGCAAAAGTGTACTCACGAGAAAATACTTTTACTGCCAATTTATCTGAAGATGATGCGTGGGTTGACTTAGGCTCAGGCATACAAGCTTGGGCAGCTAAAGACTTTAATCCTTTTAAAGCTGTAATTCCATTTATTCGTACACCAGTAAACTTGTGGCGCCACACAGTAAGGCGTATGCCTGTTGTTGGTGCACTTCAAAAACAAAACTTTAAAATGTTTCAAGCTGGTGGCGTTCAAAGAAGTGAAATGATTGGTCGCCAAATATTTGGTGGCTTACTAACAATGAAAATGATTGACTTGTGTGCAAATGATCGAGTAACAGGAAGAGGGCCAAAACAACCACAACTACGCGAAGCTTGGTTACTAACACATGCGCCGTACTCGTTTAAAGTAGATCTTGATAATGGTGACACTAAATGGGTAAGTTACCAACGTATGGATCCAAGGTTTTCAATGCTTGGTATTATTGCTGACTTATTTTATTTTCAAAGTGCAGTTAACGTAGAGCGCGACCGAAATATTATGGCTGGAGCAGTTGCGTCATTTGCTCAAAATTTAACATCAAAATCTTATTTAACTGGCATTACAGATTTAGTTGGGGCTATTGATTCTGCAAGTCCAACTAAAGCAGCAGACTTTGGAAGAAATTTTGCTTTAAGTTTTATGCCATATTCAAGTTTTATGCGCCAAACAAACAACGATGAAGCAATGCGCGAAGTGCGCACTTTAACAGATTCGGTAAACAACATTGTTTGGGGCGACGACGAAAAACTACAGCCACGCACAAATATGTTTGGTGAAACTCAATATAAACAAACTGGTTATATAGGTTTTCCAGAACAATGGTGGGCGCCATTAATTATTGGTAAAACTACAACAAGAGAAAATTCACCTATTTATAAAGAACTAGCAAAATTGGCTGTAACAACCGCTTACGACAAAGGTGAAGGAGTTACAAAACAACCAAGAAATATTTATGGTACACAAATTGATTTGTTAAACAAAAAATATGTTTTAGACGGCAGAACTGCTTTAGACACAATGCACAACTTATTAAAAACTCACAAATTAAATATTGGTGGCGCTTATTCAGAATTTAATGGAATGACTGTTAAAGAAGCATTATCGCGTGTAATTGAATCTACGGCTTACAATAAAGAAACACTAGATGAAGGTACAGGCCGTTTAAATGCTGCACAAGCGCGTATGATTAAGGGTGTATATAATGCTTACAAAAAACAAATACGCGAATTTGTAATAAATAACAATCCAGTTTTACGTAAAGATTTTATTGAGCAAAAAGGCAATTTTCGTAATTCTTTAACTACTAAGCCTGAAAATGTAGATCAGGCAGCTGACAACCTTCAAAAACTACTAACTTATTAACAACTAATCAACAATCGGTATTTTAACAGATACCTCTATAGGAATAATATATATATGGCTAACTCATTTGTAAGATACACAGGAAACGGAAGTACTACTGCTTATGCAATTCCGTTTACTTACATAGACTCTGCTCACCTTGCGTGCACAGTCAACGGCGCATCAGCGTCTTTTACGCTTAACTCTGCTGGAACTCAAGCAACAATATCATCAGTACCAGCAAACGGCTCAGCAATCGAGTTTCGCCGAACATCAAGTCAAACAACAAGACTAACAGACTATGTATCTGGTGCCGTTCTAACTGAATCAGCATTAGACACAGACTCTACTCAAGGTTTCTTTATGTCACAAGAAGCTGTTGATGACGCAAACGATAAAATTAGTTTAGATAATGCCGACTTTCAATGGAGTGCTGGCTCAAAAAGAATTAAAAACATTACAGATCCAACAAGCAACCAAGATGCAGCTACAAAAGGCTATTTAGAAAATACTTGGTTAACTACAGCTAACAAAACAGCACTAACTACAGTTAATGCAAACATTGCTAATATTAATGCTGTAAACTCTAATGCCAGTAACGTAAATACTGTATCTGCAAACAACGCTAATGTAACAACTGTAGCTACTAATATTGGCTCAGTTAATACTGTTGCTGCCGACATTACAAAAGTTATTGCTGTAGCTAATGATTTAGCTGAAGCTGTATCAGAAATTGAAACAGTTGCAGATGACTTAAACGAAACAACTTCTGAAATAGATACAGTTTCTAATAACATAGCTAATGTTAATACTGTTGGTGGAATATCTAGTGATGTTACAACTGTTGCTGGGATAAGTGCTAATGTTACTACTGTAGCTGGCAACAATTCAAATGTATCTACAGTCGCTGGAATTGACTCAGATGTAACTGGTGTTGCTACTATAGCGTCTGCGGTAACAGCAGTAAATTCAAACTCTTCAAATATAAATACCGTTTCAGGTAACAACTCCAATGTATCAACTGTCGCTGGCATATCAGGCAACGTCACTACTGTAGCTGGAATAGCTTCAGACGTTACTGCTGTAGCTGGTGATGCTACTGATATTGGTACTGTAGCTGCTAAAGCAACTGAAATAGGATTACTTGGAACTACAGATGCTGTAGCTGACATGAATACTCTTGGGACTGCTGATGTTGTTAATGACATGAACGTACTTGGTACTTCAACTAACGTTACTAACATGGACACAGTTGCTGGAATATCAGGCAATGTGACAACTGCTGCTGGTATTTCAGGAAATATTACAACTGTTGCTGGTATATCTTCTGATGTGACTGGTGTTGCTGGTATTGCAAGTGCAGTTAGTGCTGTAAACTCAAACAGCTCAAACATAAATGCAGTAAATTCTAACAGCTCTAACATAAATACTGTTGCTGCAAATGATTCTAATATTACAACTGTAGCTAATGCAAACTCAAATATAACTGCCGTAGCTGGCAATGCTTCTAATATAAATACTGTAGGAGCAGCAATAGCTAACGTAAACAATGTTGGTGGTAGCATTGCTAACGTAAATACTGTAGCTGGAAATCTGACTTCAGTTAATGCGTTTGGTGAAACATATCGTATTGGTACTTCAGACCCTACAACTTCTTTAAATGAAGGAGATTTATTTTATAATTCAACAAACAATACCTTAAAAGTTTATGACGGCACTGGGTGGACTGCTGGTGTAACTGCTGGCTCAGGTTTCTTACCACTAACAGGTGGTGGATTGTCAGGAGCATTAACAACAAACTCAACTATAGACGGAAGAGATGTTGCAACTGACGGAACAAAACTTGACGGTATCGAAGCTAGTGCAACTGCTGACCAAACAGGAGCAGAAATTAAATCTGCTTATGAAGGGGAAAGTAACACCAATGCTTTTACTGATGCTTTACAAACTAAATTAAATGGCATTGAAACTTCAGCTACAGCCGACCAAACTAAATCCGATATTGATGCGTTAAATATTGATGCTGATACTTTAGACGGACAACATGGCTCATATTACACAGGCTACACTGACACTGCGGTAAGTAACTTAGTAGACTCTTCACCAGCAGCTCTTAATACTTTAAATGAATTAGCTTCGGCTCTTGGAGATGATGCAAACTTCTCAACTACTGTAAATAATAATATTGCAACTAAGCTAGCTACAGCTGGTGGCACTATGACTGGCGATTTAAAACTTAATGACAATGTTAAAGCTAAGTTTGGTACAGGTAATGATTTACAAATTTACCACAATGGTAGTGATAGTTATATAGATGACAATGGCACAGGTGATTTCGGAATTAGGTCTAATGGTACTAAAATTACATTAAACAGAATATCTGACGGACACGAAGGACTTAAGTATACATTAGGTGGTTCTGTACTATTAAAATATGACAATAATAATCGTTTAGAAACTTCTAATGCTGGAGTAGATGTAACAGGTGGAATTACAGTTACAGGAACAGTAGACGGAGTTGATATTGCAGCAAGAGACGCTGTCTTAACTTCTACCACGACTACTGCTGGAGCTGCCTTGCCTAAAACTGGTGGCACGATGACTGGCACTTTAAAAATTAACGACAACGTAGCTTTTTATGCAGGAACAGGTGATGATTTTCAAATTAAACACGATGGTTCTAATTCACTTATTCGTGATGTAGGTGTAGGTAATTTAATTATAGAAGGTGATAACCAAATTCTTTTACGTAGTTTAACTGGTGCGGAAAGTTATGCTGATTTTAATTTAGATGGAGCCGTTAATTTATACCATGATGGATCAAAAAAATTCGAAACAACTTCAAGTGGTGTAAGTGTAACAGGTACAACTACATCTTCAGGTAATGTCGTTGGTGATGGAATTGTTCATAAAGTTGGTGGTACTGAAATAGGCAGATTCACTTCTAGTGGAAATAATTTTTATATTCAATCCGCAGTATCAGACGGTAATATAATAATTAGAGGTAATGACGGTGGTACTACAAAAACTTTTCTTACTTTTCATTCGGCTGATAATGGTAATGCAACTTTTGCTGCTGATGCTACTGTTTCAGGAAGTTTACAAGTTAATAATAGCATTGTATCTTTGGGCAACGTCACAGCGTACTCAGATGAAAGATTAAAAGATAACATTAAAACAATCGACAATGCGTTAGACAAAGTATCACAAATGCGAGGTGTTACATTTACTAAAGACGGTGTAGCTAATAGTGGTGTAATCGCACAAGAAATGGAACAAGTAGCTCCTGAGTTAGTACAAGACGGAGAATACAAGTCAGTTGCTTATGGTAATACTGTTGGTTATCTCATTGAAGCAATCAAAGAATTAAAAGCTGAAGTTGCAGACTTAAAATGCAAAAAAGAATGTGAGTGTAAATAATGGCTCTACCTAGTAGCGGAGCTATTTCACTAAACCAAATGCATGTTGAAGTAGGTGGAAGTAGTGGCTCAACAGTATCTTTAAATGATTCAGATATTAGAGGACTTATTAGTAAAAGTAGTGGTGCTACTATGGCATTTAATGAATGGTATGGTGCTAGTTCTCAAACTGATACTTTTGATATTAATGCATCTTCTTTTACACCGTCAGGTGCAAAGAATAATCCGACACATCAAGGGGCTGGTTTTGCTAATGATGCAAGTGGTAATTTACAGTCTTTTGGTAGCATTGCATCAGATAATAATTTTCCTATAGCTAGTGGGAACGGAACTAGATTTACTGTGTATCAATGTCAAACTACACAAGATAGTATACTTTCTGGTCTTGGTAAATTTGGATTAATTGGTAATCATGCAAGTAGCGATTTACCAAATTTAACTGGTTACAACACAATAAGAAGCTCTAACGGAAACACCACTTATATAACTTTTAAT